ATTACTATTGATGGTGATTCAAAAGTTGGTACTATTAACGTATCTTCTCAAGGATCAGGATACACCTTTGGAACAGTTGATTTTGAAGCTGGTGGAGTTCCATCTGGAACAACTAGACCAAATTTTGATGTCATTATAACTCCACAAGGTGGGCATGGTGCAGACATTTATAGAGAACTTGGTGCATATAGTGTGCTGCTATATTCTAGAATTGAGAATGATAATGAAAATCCAGACTTTATAACTGGTAACCAATTCTCAAGGATTGGGATTGTGGAAAATCCAAATTCTCCAGCAGGAGGATCTATTTTAACTATTGACAAAGCAAGTGCAGTAACGGCATTAAAACTTACTGGAGTTGGTTACAGTGCAGCAACTTTTACTGCAGATTCTTTTGTCACACAAACAGTAGGCACTGGACAGACTGCTGTAGGTAAAGTTGTTAATTATGATCAAAATACTGGAGTTTTAAAATTGTGGCAGGATCGATCTGTTGCAGGATTTACAACAGCAGGAATTGGTCAAACAAATCCAACATATGGATATTCACTTAGAGATTTTACAGGAACTCCATCTGGAGATGGAACTCTTGCAATTACCCCAAGTACAGGATTACTATTAAATATTGATAGCACTTTTAGTGATAACAAAACCACGATAAATAATCGTATATATTATCTTGGAATGGATTTTAGTAGCGGTATTGCTTCTCCAGAGGTAAAACAGCATTCTGGAAATATTATATACGTAGATAATAGACCATCTATAACAAGATCGTCAAATCAAAAAGAAGACATAAAAGTTATCTTGCAGTTCTAAAGAATTATGCCACAACAAACGAACCTCAACGTAGCTCCCTACTTTGATGATTTTGATCCTACAAATGATTACCAAAAAGTACTTTTTAAACCTGGATATCCTGTCCAGGCAAGAGAACTAAGTACTCTACAGTCGATTCTACAGAATCAGGTAGAAAAATTTGGACAACACTTTTTTAAAGAAGGTGCAAAAGTAATTCCTGGCAATATTGGATATTCTCAACTATATTATGCGGTTCAATTAGCAAATAATTTTCAAGGTGTTCCTGTTGAGGCATATGTAGATCAATTAGTTGGAGCAACAATTACTGGTCAAACTTCCGGAGTTACTGCGGTTGTTGATAATATTTTAGCATCTCAAGATTCTGAAAGAGGTTCTGTAACTCTTTATGTTGCATATTCAGGATCATCTAGATTAGATAACACTACTCAAACTTTCTCCGATGGAGAATCTTTGACATGCAATCAGATTATTAGTTCTGGATTGCTTGGAAACTCTACTATTGCTGCAGGAACACCTTTTGCAAATACACTATCCAATAATGCAACTGCAACTGGGTCAGTATTTCAAATTGAAGAAGGAGTATATTTTATACGTGGATACTTTGTAAATGTAAATAAAGAATCATTAATATTAGATCAATATACAAATAAACCCAGTTATAGAGTAGGTTTGTTTGTATCTGAAGAGATTGTAAACGCAAATGCAGATGAATCCCTTAATGATAATTCTCAGGGATTTAATAATTATGGAGCTCCTGGAGCAGATAGACTGCAAATTTCAGTAAGTTTATTTAAAAAATCTATTGATGATTTTAATGATGATAATTTTGTAGAATTAGCAACGATTGAAAATGGAAATTTAAAAACTTCAACAACTAGAAGAGGTAGTGCTCTCAGAGGAAACGGTGCAGTTTTTTATGATGATTTAAGTGATGTTCTAGCAAGAAGAACTTTTGATGAGAGTGGACATTACATTGTAAAACCATTTAATGTTTCTATTGTAAATTCATTAAACAATAATTTAGGGAATCAAGGTTTATATGAACCTGGTCAGTTTACTGCAGGAGGAACTGCTGCTAACGCAGATTTGGCGGTATGTAGAATTTCTCCAGGAAAAGCATATGTAAAAGGTTATGAAATTGAAACAATTAGTAATACTATTATTGATATACCAAAACCAAGAACTACTAGAACTGTAGAAAATCAATTCTTAAATTATAATACAGGACCAACTCTCAAATTAAATAGTGTTTATAGATCTCCAACTGTAGGAGTAGGAAATACTTTTATATTGAGTTTGAGAAATGAGAAAGTTGGTTCAAATTCAGAGGCAGCACCTGGAAAAGAAATTGGTTTTGCTAGAGTATTTGACTTTAGATTAGAATCTGGGTCTTATAATTCAGCATTACCAGATGATAATGAGTGGGGTATGTCAATGTATGACATACAATCATTTACTGAAATTGAAGTCAATCAATCTTTAAGTCTAACAATTCCCTCATATGTTGAAGGAAGTAATAGTGGAGCTACTGCATTTTTAAGAAGTCCTGTTGTAGGAACAGCTTTGACTGTTTATGATAAAAAGGGAGAATTTATAAAAAATGAAACTTTAATCTTTAGAAGTGGAATTTCTACACAATCAACTACGATTAGTAGAGTAGCAAAGACTATAACACCATATGGTATTTCAAACGTAAAATCAGTATATTCAAATACTGGAATCGGTTATGGTCCTAATGGTAACAATATAGTTGGAATTAACACTTTTAGTGCGAACGTAGTGCAGACATCCTCTGCTACCATAGGCGTTGCATCAGTCACAAAATTTGATAGCAATGGAATCAGTACTATAACCAGTTCCAATAAACTATTTCCTGGAGATATAAAGGTAAATAGTCTATTACAATATTCCGATGTTTCTATATCAGATGATCCAATTACTGCTAAAGTAGTATCTGTAACACCATCTAATATAACAGTAACAGGAGTTACTACTGTAACTGGAGTTGTAAATGGAAAACTTCCATCATCCAATTTTATAACGTCAGATTTAGAACTACTTACAACTGAATTAGATTCTTCTTCTGATAATACATTATTTACGGAACTACCAAAAGAAAATATTGCGACAGTTAATTTAACTGATGCTGAAATAAACATTAGAAAAACTTTTACTGTTACTATTGCGAATAATCAATTAGATTCTACAAGTCTTACAACCGTAACTCTACCAGAGGGTGAAATTTATTTGTCATATTCTGATGAAAGATATATTCTTATTAGATCAGATGGAGTGACGGAATCTCTTTCGGCAGATAAATTCCAATTCTCAACTAATCTTAGAGAAGTTCAAATTAGAAATTTAGGAACTAATAATGTAGGAGCGAAACTCATTGTTACCGTTAAAAAATCAAATATAAAATCTAAGAAAAAAATTAAAAATAGAGTTAAAACTCTAGTAGTCGATAAATCTATAAATCCAGCATCTGGAATTGGATCAGTAACTCTTAATGATGGATTATCTTATGGTAACTATGCATTCGGTACTAGAGTTCAAGATAATGTAATTTCTTTAAATACTCCAGATATTATTGAAATTCATGGAATATATGAAACATCAGATGTATCTTTAACTGATGCTAACTTTGGATCTCCTGAGATGACTTTAGCTCAACTTAATGGACCAACTGCTACTACAGGTGACATGATCATTGGTGAATTGTTAGTTGGTCAAACAAGTGGAGCAGTTGCAGTATTTGGTGAGGTTAAAAATTCCAGTAATTTGAGATATCTTCCTAAAAATAATTTTAAATTTATTGAAGGAGAAGTTGTAGTCTTCCAGGAATCTTTAGTAGAAGGAATAATTAGTACCTTAAATACAACATCATTCAATATTGCATCAAATTATACCTTTGCTTCTGGTCAAAGAAGCACAACGTATAATCATGGATCTTTAACAAGAAAATCTGATTCAAATTCACCAAAGAACAAAATAAAAATTTACTATAAGAGCGCATCTTTTGATTCTTCTGATGATGGAGATATCGTTACTGTAGAATCATATAATGATTTTAATTATTCAACTGAAGTCAAAGTATTTAATGGAGTATTAAATACTGATATTATCGATTTAAGACCGAGAGTTAGTGATTATACTACAGCAACATCGACCAGATCTCCTCTAGAGTTTCTTGGTAGAACATTTAATAGTTTGGGAAATTCTGTTCCTAATATCCTAGCATCTAATGAAACTATTTTCTTAGATTATTCCTATTATCAAGGAAGAATTGATAGACTTTTCTTACATAAAGATGGAAAGTTCCAATTAAAATTTGGAGTTCCTTCAGATGATCCAACAAGATCTAAACCAGAATCAATTGAAAATGCTATTGAAATCGCAGAAATGCGTTATCCTCCATATCTCCATAATACTCAGGAGGCATCTTTAAAGTTCCTGAAGTATAAGAGATTCCAGATGAAGGATATCAAGCGATTGGAAGATCGCATAAAGAAATTGGAGTATTACACTCAACTTTCTTTACTTGAAAGTAATACAGCAAATCAGTTTATTAGTGATGCTAATGGTCTCAATAGATTTAAATCTGGATTCTTTGTTGATAATTTTACATCTTTTAAAACTCAAGATTTGGAAATTGGTAAACGCAATAGTATTGATCAAACAAATCAAATACTTAGACCAAAACATATTACAAATTCAGTTACTTTGCAAACTGGACCAGTTGTTGATGTTGATTCAACCGAAGATAGAAGAACTTCTGCAATAGAAGGTGTTAATATTAGAAAGGAAAATGATATTGTCAGTTTAGAATATAGTGAAGTTGAATGGTTAAATCAACCTTTTGCAACTAGAACTGAAAGTGTAACTCCTTTCCTTATTAGTTTTTGGCAGGGAACCATATCATTAACACCATCTTCTGATAATTGGGTCACCCCAAATGAAATAAAAGCAAAAACAATTGATACTATTGGAAACTACGCTCAGGTCATGTCTGATGCAGAAGAGAAGTTTGGAGTTGATCCAGAAACTGGTTTTGCTTCAGAGCTATGGAATTCTTGGGAAAATAACTGGTCTGGAACTACCTCGCAAGCAGGAAATACAGTAACTGGCACAACATCAAGTTCCCGTACTTTTGGACGTGGTGGATGGATTAATGGTGGTAGTGGTATTGCACAACGTGTTAGACAGTCTTCCACTCAAACAATTGAGCAAGATGTTGTCGAAACTATTGAAAGTGGAACACAGTCAAGAACTGGAACACAGTATCAGGTTATTGAAACATTTGAGGAAGTAAATCTTGGACCAAAAGTCTTAAGTACAGAGATTGTTTCTACTGTTAGATCTAGAAATGTTGAATTTTCTTCTGCTAACCTAAAACCAAGTACACAGATTTATGCATTCTTTGATGGAAAAGATATTACAAAATTCTGTGTTCCAAAACTAATTGAAATTACTATGAAATCTGGAACATTCCAGGTTGGAGAATCTGTAGAAGGTAGGGTGATTACTGTCGGATTGAGTGAGAAAGGAAAAAATACTGAACCTCAAATTGATTTTAGAGTAGCACAATCAAATCATAGAAAAGGTGATTACGACTCACCAACTGAAGTCTATCCAGACAATCCTTATGTAAGTGGCGGTATAATTCCAGAATTGTATTCATCAACATCTACAACTTTAAATGTAGATACTTACTCTCTTTCAAATCAACCACAAGGAAATTTCTTTGGTCACATTCAAACTGGAATGATTTTAAGTGGAAAAACTAGTGGTGCAGAAGCAGAGGTAACCAATGTTAGACTGATTAGTGATACATCTTCTGCCTTAATTGGAAGTTTGTTTATTCCAGATCCCAACAATGGAGACAATCCTAAATTTGATACTGGAACTAATGTATTCACATTGACAAATGATCCAGATAATGATCAAAATGCTGCAACAACAATTGGTGAACAAGCATATACAACCTCAGGTATTATAGAAACAGTTCAGGATCAAATTCTATCAATTAGAAATGCAAGCATTGAAAATAAGCAATTGTTTGCTGAGGAACCTATTAATAGAACTTTAGGTACTGAGGTTGTTGCGACAAGAAATATTGGTCAACCAACTACATCTGAAACTATCGTTGGATGGTATGATCCGCTGGCACAATCATTCTTAGTTGATCCACTGAAAGATCCTGATGGAATATTTGTAACAAAATGCGATGTTTTCTTCCGCACAAAAGATGATGGAGAAACTCCCGTTAGATTCCAGATTAGATCAATGGAGAATGGTTTCCCAACTGCTAAGTACTTTGATCTATCAGAGGTTGTATTAACCCCAAATAATGTTAACACATCAACAGATGGATCTGTTGCAACTACATTTGAATTTGCTGCTCCAGTTTATCTTGAAGGTGGAAAAGACTATGCAATTTGTTTGATATCTAATTCAACAAAATATAGTGTTTATATTTCTAGAATTGGTGAAAATGATATTTTATCTGATTCATATATTTCCAATCAACCAACACTTGGATCTCTATTTAAATCCCAGAATGCTTCTACATGGGAAGCAAGTCAATGGGAAGACCTTAAGTTCACTCTCTATAGAGCAGACTTTGTAGAATCTGGAACTGTAGATCTATACAGTCCAGAACTTTCAGAAGGTAATAAGCAAATCGCTAATTTAATGGAAAATCCATTGAATATTTCTTCTAAAGAAATTCGTGTAGGACTTGGAACAACAGTAGCAGATAATCGTTATGTTATGGGTAATACTTTCTCTCAGGTCAATAATACTATCACAACTGGAGATCTTGTTGGAGTTGCTGCAAGTGCCACAGGAACTATGGCGATTACAAATCCTGGAATAGGATATACTCCTGCAAGTGGATCAACAACTTTCCCTGGTGTCAATCTAGTTACAATT